CCGAGAAACCCGCACTCGTCGAGAACATGCTCCTCTTGAGGAAAGAGGATTTCGAGGACCTGCTGCATCACGCTGCCGAGCGAGGTGCCGAACGTGTCCTGGCCCATCTTGGCTTGGAGAACGGCCACGCGGCGCGGGATATCCGAGAACTGCGCGACCTTCTGGAAGCGTGGCGAGACGCCCGGCGAACGGCTTGGCAGACCGCCATCAAAGTCATCACCACTGGCTTTCTGGCGGCGCTGCTGGTGGGTGCCGCCATCAAGCTCAAGCTGATGGGAGGCTCGCAATGATCGAGACATTGCTCGGTGGTCTGCTTGGTGGGGCCTTCCGTCTCGCGCCCGAAATCCTGAAGTGGCTTGACCGCAAGGGCGAACGTGGCCACGAGCTGGCGATGCAGGACAAGGCGCTGGAGTTCGAGAAGCTGCGCGGCGCCCAGCGGATGGCCGAAATCGGCGCAAGCGCCGATGCCGCGTGGAACGTCGGGGCCATCGATGCGCTGCGCGAGGCCGTCCGCACCCAAGGCGAAAAGACTGGCGTGCGCTGGGCCGACGCACTGTCCGTCAGCGTGCGCCCGGTGATCACCTACTGGTTCATGGCACTGTACTGCGCGGCCAAGACGGTGGCGTTCGCTGCCGCCGTGAGCGCGGGCGCTGGCTGGGGCACTGCGGTCTTGCACGCATGGACAGAAGCCGATCAGGCGCTGTGGGCCGCGGTGCTGAACTTCTGGTTCCTCGGTCGCGTGTTTGATCGGGTGCGCTCGTGATGGACGTCCCGCGGGCTGCAGTCGATCTGGCGAAGCGATTCGAGGGCTTTCACCGCGTGGCGAAGGACGATCCCGGACGCGCGCATCCGTACATGTGCCCGGCGGGATTCTGGACGATTGGCTACGGGCATCTTTGCGATGCCACGCATCCGCCGATCACCGAGGCGGACGCCGAGGCCTATCTGGCCCGTGACCTGCAGACGGCACTCACAGCCACGCTGCGCTACTGCCCGGTGCTGTCCACCGAGCCAGAGGGACGACTCGCGGCCATCGTGGACTTCACATTCAACCTCGGTGGGGGGCGGCTGCAAGCATCGACCCTGCGGCGGCGGGTGAACCAGCGAGACTGGTCTTCTGCAGCGCAGGAACTGCGCCGGTGGATCTATGGCGGCGGCAAAGTACTGCCCGGGCTTGTCACACGACGCGAGACAGAAGCCAAACTCGTCAATCAAGGAGCTGGTTGAAGACTTCGTAATGCGCCACATCGAATACGGGGTCGAGCTCAATCGCTCGGGCCCGCAAGTCTCGGTGGTCTCCACGTGCTCGGCCTCGTTCCCACGTTTGGCCGTTGCCCTGAATTCCCTCTATCAGGTCAATGCAATCGTCAATTGCATAGCGCCCCAACAGGGGGCGGATGACCTCAGTGAATCGGCGATCCGCGCCGTTGTAGCTGCCGCTGGCCACGTAGTACTTGGTCGCAAGGCGAATCACCATCTTGGCCCATTCGGGCGAATCCGACATTTCCTCGATGGCGTCCCACGTCACGCGTTCGATTTGCGGGCAGTCCTTCCCCGAAATCCATTCGCCAAGTCGTGCCGCGTGCTCCTGCAAATTCGCGGCGGTGAACCACGCCAGACAGCGGGCAGAGGTATCGCTCTCGGCCGCGTGCTGAATTGCCGCCTTGGCGTGATCCGCCAGCAGCCCGTAAAGGTGCGCCTCGCGCGATAGGAAATGAATCAAGCAGACAATCGGTGCACCACCGGTTGCTATCGTGCTGAAGTAGTCCTTGTCCGCCTCAATCTGCGTCTTGAACTGGGCGGGATTGCGCTCGAACAGCAGGCGCAACGCGCTGTAGTTGATAGCACGGTTCTTTTCGCACGGCTCGTCAGTCAGCCGGAACGCAAACTTCCAGAGGGCCTTGAAGACCGCCTTCTCCACTTCAGGATTGAAGCGGCTGTAGTACTTGCTTTCCAAGTACGCCTTCAATCTCTTGTCGTCAATCAGGATGCCGGACGCCTGTTCGAGATCACCAACGAGTTCGTTGACGACCTGCTTGGACAAGATCGGGGCCTTGGTCAACACTCCGTCGAGGGTGTTCCGGATCAGCGCGCGGGCCGTCTCGCGATTGGGCCGATGCAGTTGGAAATTCGCATTGACCACAGGGTGCGCAGCAAGGTGGCGCTGACGCTGCAGATGCAGTAAGTTTTCCCGCTCGGCGATGTCGAGAAGCTGTGTCTGCTCGGCCACCGATTCGACGAGCTTGGTCTCCCAAATCGGAGATCGTTCGTTGTCCTGTTGCAACTTGCCGATATCAGCGAGGATGTCCTTGGCCTTGGTATCGCCGTATAGATCGACGAGGTTCTGAAGCTTGAAAAGCAGGTCGCATACCGCCACCGACCAAAGCATCACCACCGATGACCGGTAGTTGCCCGCCGCATAGCAGCTCAAAACCTCGGAAAAATACTCCTTGGTGCGGGCGTCAAAGATCTGCGTGGCGCGTTGCTCAATTGAATATTCGTCCAACATCACACCCCCTGGTCAACGATCTCGACGTAGCCAATCAATTCGGCCGAATAGCTTCCATCACCATTCGCTGCCCCCTTGTGCTTGAGTTCCCGCTGCAGGGTGGGCTCAACGGCACGTGCAAATAGCTCCAACCGTTGCTCGGCCGCGAACATGGGTGCCACCGTCGGGGCCTGTAGATAGCGCTCGCATTGCCGTTCGACGGCCGGAACCCGTGTCCCGTCCTGCTTCACCGCGATGGGTTGAACCACCACCCGGCGCTCGCCGTTACCCGTGGATGCTTCAACCATCCAGAGCGAGAGCATTACTGGCTCGTCGACATCCGCTGTGACCGCGATCCCGACGTCCTCCGGCGGCACGCTGCGCCACCGTCCAAGCTCTTCCTGCACCAAGGGGTGATCGAGGCCCATCAATTCCAGATCGTCCCGGCTCATGGCTGTGTCGCGGTTCAACGTGAAGCGGGCGCGCCGCGCACCGTCGACCGTCACGAGGTCGTAGGTTCCGTCGTCGATCTTGACCAGCTTCTGTTGTCGATCTGCGACCGCCGCCGAGAGGAAGCGCACGAGCCGATCCAGTCCCGAGGACACGTCGGAGAGTGGTTTGTAGTCGTCGAGACTAAAGCCATTGAGGTCTTGGAACAGGTCGAACACGACCTGCCGCGCTTCGCGTGAATTCGACAAGGCCGCCTCAAGCTCGACCTGTGTGCGCTTGAGCTCGGGGTCGGACAATGCCTCCTGGTACAGGCGATCGTAGTTGAGGCGCTCGGACAACTGGCCAAGAATCTGCGCCCGCAGGTCTTCTGCAACATTGCCCTGGTCATCGACCTTGCCGACCGTCCGCGCAATCTCGGTCAGCTTCTCGTCGAGCAGCAGGAAGATGCGGCCCTCGATGGTGTCCGATAGCACAAGGTTGTAGACCTGAGCCGTGTGGTTCTGGCCGTAACGGTGGATGCGCCCGATGCGCTGCTCGACGTCCATCGGGTTCCAGGGCAGGTCAAAGTTGAACAGGATGCGCGCGAACTGCAGGTTGATGCCTTCGCGGCCCGCAGCAGTACAGACCAGCACGCGCGGGCCGTCTTTCTGGCGGAATCGGCGCTCTGCAGCAACCTTGGCACCGTGGTCACCGCCGCGTAGCACTGCGACGCCCTGACCGGGGAAGGTTTGGTCGATCTCACGGGCGATCAAATCCACCGTACCGAGATAGGTGGCGAACACCACGATCTTTTCCTGCGAGTTTTGTCGCCACAGCATGCCAAGCCCATCCAGAAGCTTCTGTGCTTTGGTCTCTCGCTGCTGCGGGAACACCTTAAGCAGATCACCGATTCGTAGGCGCTCTTCGGGCAGATGCAGCTCCACCACTGCCGACGCCGCTTCTTCAGCGTGCGCGGCTCCGTATTCGCTGCCGTAAGGGTCGGAGGCCATTTCCAGCGCCTCCTCGTCCAGCTTCTTGACCAAGCGGTACTTGAGATCGGCGACCACACGGTCGACCTCGCTGCGTCCAACGCTGTCGCGCGGTAGGCCGAATTCCTCGTGGATCAGCTCGCGCGCTTCCGCGGTCAGACGCTCCCGGCCCTCGATGTCCAGGTCTTTGTCCCGAAGCAGTGCCTCGTGCAAGGTCAGCATCAGCAGGCGGCGCTTCAGCGTTCGCCGCACCGCAGCGAAACTCGACGCAGCAATCTTCTGGAAGATGGCCATCAGGAAACCGAGCGCCTGCCCTTTGCTGCCTTGCCGTCGCGCGAGATTGAAGCCATCCTCCAGGTACTCGCGCAGCTTCTCGTAGAACATGCGCTCCTCTGGGCCCATTACAAACGACTCGGTGTGTACCCAGCGCCGCGCAAACAACGGCGAACCATCCGGTTGGCAAGCATCGGCCTTGGTGCGCCGGAACATCACTGTGTTCAAGCGGTGGCGGTTCTCCAGCATCTCCTCGGGGCTGCCGAACAAAGTGGGGTTCAGCAGTTGCGCCAGCATCCAGAACTGGAAGTGGTTGCCTTGGTGCGGCGTGGCGGACAGCAGCATTAGGTCACGAGAGTGATCCTTCAGCGCCTCGGCCAGCTTGTAGTTTTCGGTCTTCCTGACCTTGCCGCCGGTGCGGTAGGCGGTCAGGTGATGTGCCTCATCGAAGACCACGAGATCCCAGCGCGGGGCGTCCAGCAAGCGCTTGATGCGCGCCGGTCGCTTCAGCGTGTCGATGCTGGCGATCAGCCGGTCGTGCTTGGCGAAGGCATTCGTCTTGCGGTCGGTGATGTCGCCTTCGGAGCCGAACACTTCGAAGTCGAGATTGAAGACTTCGTTCAGCTCGCGGTGCCAGTTGTTCACCAGCCCAGCAGGCACCACCATCAGCGCACGAGTCAGTTCGCCCCGGCTAGCCAGCTCGCGCAGGATCAACGCCGTTTCGATGGTCTTGCCCAAGCCCACCTCGTCGGCGATCAGGTAGCGCCGGGGAGAAGCGGTGGCAATGCGGTGCGTCAGAACCACCTGATGGGGCAGCAGGTCGATCTTGGCGGATGTCAGCGCCGAGGCGCTTTCCATCACGGGTAGTGCGTGAGCCTCGTAGGACAGCCACGCCTTGCGCGCGCGATCAGCACCGCCACCCACGGCGCGCAAGATGCGCTCGGTACGGGATAGCTGACGGCGCACCGCGCCAACTGGCACACGGCGCTCGCCGACGCCAAAGAAGGCCCGCAGGTAACCATCACGGGCCGGGTCGAGAACGACGCCTTGGCCGAATTCGTGGTGGGTGATCCGTTCGCCGGGTTGAAATAGAGCCTCTGCTTCCACGCGCCGACCTCAGGTAATTCGCAGGTGGAAGAGGCCAGCGGGCTTGCTGCCTTCGCGCAGCAGAATCTCCTGCGGATACTCGGTTGCCTCGCCCCACAATATGCGACCGAAAGCGAGCAGGCTTTCACTGGGTATTCCGGAGCAACGTGACCGGTCATTCCGGTCCATCGTGACCGCCGATTCCGGTTGATCGTGACCGGAGATTCCGGGCGAACGTGACCGATTTCTGGGTGCCGCCGGAATGGCGG